ATCTATTTTTATTTTAGATCGGTTACTGTAAGATATAAGAGTATATTCAGTATCAAAAGAACTACATAATAATTTAAAAGAATCTTCAACAACATTATCTTTAGTGCTTTCAAATTCTGAGATTGCACCGGGTAAACTATCACTCGAAACATCATATCTTCTTTTTGAAGATCCTATAAGGATAGGATTATCATTTTTACATACGGTTGTCCATAGATGGTAATAAGAAAAATACCTAACTCTGGTTGTTTTGGTTTTTTCATTTGATGTTCCGTAAGGAGGGTCAAAATAGCAAAGATCAAATTTACCTTTAACATCAAAAACATCACCACTTAAAACATTATGGTTCAAATTATCTATGGTATATTTCGGAACCTTTAAATGTAAATTTTTAAAAGACTTTTTTGACCAGTCTTTGAGATATGATACATGATGACCCATATCATTACAAACATTATCCAATGCCAACATTAGACTCGTTAATAAAACCGATTTATCCACACATTCAGTAGGATAAAGGCAATCTATTTCATTTCTAATCGCATCTAATTTTTCCGTTACATGCATTTGAAATGGTCTTTTTAATCCATCCGATTGTATAGAAGTACCATTGTTATTGATACCACCGTAGTTTTCCGAAAACCATCCGTGAATAGGTGTTAGATTATTTAAATGATTTATTATTTCCAGATAATGACTGTGGGGTTTATTGGCATTTAGATAGCACTCCGAGATATGCTTGGAATAAATTGCTAAGTCGTTACTTGTTGTATTATAACCTTTATATTTAAAGTATTGTGATACTCTGCTGCTACCAGAAAAACCATCCAAGACACACTTTATAGGAATGTCTTGGATGGCCAGGTTGATTTTAGGTAGTATTTTATCTTTGCTTCCAGAGTATCTTATAGACTCAAACTTCATAGACAATTTTACCAACTTTCATTACCCATGATAAAGGATAGTTTATAGTATGTTCTTTATTTTTAGATTTAACACCGCGACGAGTTAGATTTGTATCTGTATATTCAAGGAAGGTTTCTGTTTTTACTTGATAGATATACTTTAGAGACAGTCCTTCGAATACACCACAATAAAAAGATTGGTTTCTAGTGATGCGTTCCAGACTAGCAGGTTTTCGTTCTAAATCGGAAAACATACAATCAATTGCAAAATTTCCTGACTTTTTACCTTTTTTACTAGTTTTTTCCTGGCAAGAAAGGTATTCAAAATAATTAGCACCGTCTGTTGCGTCAGGTAGATGTTTATTCTTAACAACCATATGACCAAGTTTATCGGCCATAATGGACTCTTTAATAAGTCCTGGCTGAGTGATGTTATCAATTCCTGCTTTTCTAAACAAGTCTTGAGCCTTGCTAAGGTATTGAATTGCTGTTCTTATATCATCATTAACTTTAATAAGAACAGCATTTGCATTAGCATCATCGATCTTTTGCACAATAAATTCCTTTTCCCAAAGTTTCAGTATGTGTATTATACACCTTGGAACGGATTTGTCAAGCCCTGTTTGTTGACAATTGTTTACAATTAGTGTTCGAAAAAATCGTCAATTTCATCAAAATCATCAACATGTTCCATCCACGCCTTCTTAAGGTTCTTTAGTGGACGGCGATCCCGCATGTCGGTTTGCGGCCGTTCAATCTTTTTGCCGCCGTATTTGGCATCCTCTTCTCTCAGTTCTGCGTATAATGCAGCATTGTATGAATTAACTTTATTATGTTTCATCTTTGTCATGTCATTACACCTTATACAGATTTAGTCCTTTGATTTTAAAATTTTCACGCCATGCCGTAAACGTGGGCCCGTGTCCGACAGGTTCATCATACTCAGCCTGAAAATGATGTATCATTTCATGGGCCAGTATCTCTACAAATCTCTTTTTGCTGGAAAATTTATCATCCATGACAATTCTTGTTTTGCCATATTTCTTATGTTTTTTATCATAGTAGGCATAATAAGCATGGCGCTCATCATCATGTTTCACCTGAAACTTTTTTACTCGTTTTAATTTATTGCCAAAGATTTGCTCGTTCAATATGGTAAACCATATTTCTATTTCATCAACCTTTGGACGGTATTTGATACCATCATCTTTAAGTTCTCTTAGGAGTTTACGATTGTGGTAATAATCCAGGGAATGCTTCATTAACCAAAGCCTCTGTTAGATACTTTACCTTCAGATTCTTTAGTAGCATACCACCAAAGACCTCTGCCTCTTGAATTTCTAAAGACTCCAAAAGCTGCATAAGCAGTTCTTCTTTACGCTTCTCCGTCAGACCCGCAGGCACTCTTGGATTACCTTCTTGGAATAGATAAACACGGCTTAACGCCTCAGTCATATGACCATAAGACATACCAGCAGGCATTTCTACCTTTCTATATTCCGGAACTTTCTTGACGGTGAATTTTACGGTTGGATGAAAAGCACCGAGTAGAACCTGACGGAGGGCCCATGTATCATTCCGACGAAGGGTATCAATACGATCCGTTTTACTCTTTGCTTTATTAAACTCATCAAATACTTCATAGATGTTCTTAATAGCCATTTTATTCCTCAAAAATCTGAAACGGACTCAATCATTACCTTGAGGCCCTTTTCAATAAAGTAATTCAACATTTGTTGTTTGGTCGCCGGTTTGTTTTCTTCGAAGGCGTCCACGATTTTTCTTTGTATGTCATCAGGTATATAGTCAAAATCAACCAAAGTTTGATTGCGCTTATAACCGCGAAGCATAGTGTCCGTGGTGCAGAAAGTCTCGGCATCTTGGCTAACCCATTCCTGGAGTTTCTTACTATTTATTACCTTTTGACGTTCACCAACAGCAAAGGTGTTATCCGCAGAAAGGAAGTTAGGTATACCATCACCGCGATCACCTTTGATAATGTGTTCGCGGATAAAGGTCTTAGGATTATCGATCTTGATAAACCGCTTTAAAATAGGCGAGTATTGTGTTACGTTAGGATACTTTTGTAGTTGTCCGAAATCTTTATCAGAGGAAAGAATAAGGACATCTCCGTGCGCGGACATGCGTGCCGTTAAAACAGCAATCACATCATCAGCCTCTGCACCATCAACGTCAATAACTTTATAAGGAAAGTTATGTTTAAATTCATCTCTGATCTTATTTAAGGTATCAAAGATCATACTCCAATCATAACCACTTGCCTCACGGTCATGTTTACGCTGGGACTTATAGAAAGGGAAAAACTCTTTGCGCCAATACTTTCTATTGTCGCAGCAAAGAACGATGTTAGGATACTTACCTTTAAACTGCTTTACATTGGAACGAATCGTATTGATGGCCATATGCCGAATAAGATCCTCATTTATTTCATGGGACTTAGCAACTTGTTTGAGGTGCTGCATTAGATTAGAGATAAGCACCTGGTTCAAGTCCACAAATACATAAGACATTATATATTCCTTTATGATGATATAGAATTATATCACTCTTCCTCTTTCTTGTCAACTCTTTTCTTTTTATCCATTATTTCCTTTATTTTCTCTTCCATTTCATCAGCAGACATACTTTCCCATTTTTCAGCCTCTTCCTTTGATATAATGGAAATGTTGTTCTCAATAAACTCGTGGAGGTGATGTTCAAAACCGAACTGGCGATATACTGCGGCGGTCAGAGCATCAACGACCAGTACCAAGTCCTTAGCGAAGGATTCGTCTTCCACACTAACATAATAGTTATCAAGTTCTGTTAGTATTATTGAAGAAATATCGGATACAATGGCATCTGCCATTTTCTGGTCGGCTCGGCGGGCCCTTTCTTCCATTACCTCACCTGGTACATCACGAACTACTTTGTGCTTTGGGAACTCGATGACTTTATCGGTCATTTACTTATCCTTTTTCTTTAAATCTTGATATGTGGCCCACAACAAAAGGCCGATTGTAAATAAACCCACGAACATTCCCGTGTAGATGAAAGTCCAGATTACATCAATTTCCGTGGTTTTCAAAATAGTTGTAACCATAATCCATCACCTCATGCCTTACTTGTTCATACAACTGTGTTTGTTTTGATGTTAGTTTAAAACCATTCCTATTCATGTGTTCGTACCAATAGACATAGGCCATCTTATCTATCATGTCTATTCTATCGGCAGCAATGTGGTTGTAAAAAACGTTCTTCATTTTAGCACTCTCAAAAGGATCGTATCTTGATTGATACGGCCGTTTGCTTTTGTTTCTGCCGTTGTTAATGTTTTCATAATACCACGTAGTCCAACTTTACCTTCATTCAATACTTGCGGCAAAACCTCTCTTGGTTTGCGGACTTTCTTAGTGATAGAAGATACCTCATCATATCCTGTAATCGTTGACCCTCTGACCGAAAGGCCATTAGGATCCACGGAATGGTAAACAGAAAGATTGCGAGTTTTAGAATTGATAACCCAAAGTTGTGTAGCACCTATTATTCCTTTCGGATCTATACTGGTTATATTTAGATCGGCCCAATCAGGACGATATTTCATTTTGGCCACCAATACATGCGGTGGTTTTACTTTCTTTTTACGTGGTTTACGGGTAGCAATATGTGCTTCGGCAGTTTCATCAAGGTGGTCTATTATCTTTTTAAGAAAGATTGCCATGACCTTAAGAACCGGCTTACGCCATCTACTATACGCCTCGACAAGGTCGGGGTCTTTGCCTTGTAAGGCCTCGGTGATCTCTTCGTATTGAGGACGGAAGTGTTCTGTAATCCTCTTCGCAACTTGCGGTTTAATTCCCTTCTCAAGGGACCACTTCTTAATGTCAAACTGAATTACTCCTTCAGTAAAGAATACATCTGTTTCTTCCTCAAGTTCACCAATCAACTCCGAAGCACGGTCTTTAATGCGGTCTTGTATGGTGACCAAATTCTTTTGCGGTTGATCTTCCGCAGTTTCAACCGTCTCCACAACGTTGGTCGATAGTTGCTTAATACGGGCCTCAATGTTATTCCATAATCCGTCGGGAAGAGTGGATCCGGTGGAAAGCAATCTACAATTCCACCCGATGTTATGGAGTTCATGGCATTTAACCGATGCAAGCTTTCGTATAATTTCTCTATCATAGTTTATACTCTTTAGGTAGGATATTGTGAACGCCTTAGCATCATCACTTGTATAGAAATAGTTAAACCAGTTATATGCTCTGGCCAAATCCATCTCGTCTGACAAAGCGGTTACAGTTGGCTCAGCACCCATATATTTCTCATCAGCAAACTTGCCACGAGTTTTCACTTTCTTCTCCTCAGTCAAAGATATACCCATGATGTGCGAATTCGTTGATTACACAAATACCATCTTCCGTATGTCCTATCTCATTTTCCACTTCTTCGGCATAATCAAGTGCCTCATTTAGAGTATGAAATACTTTGGCACCACCAAAGTAATCATTAATGATTTCTGGATCACCTTCATATTTACATGTTAATTCAGAAAAGTTTCCATAGATGTTATCAATCGCCTGTAGGTGTGAGACTCGGTACGAAGGTCCATTCTTTTCACTTTCGGTGAAAAGCACATAGATACCATTATCAGCGGACATTATATTCTCCTCATTGGACGTTTATACCATATATTAAAAACGCTATCGTCTTTAATACTAACCAAAATGCAGTTGATAGAACAACGGCAGCAAACAAAGGTTTATTCACTTAATACTTGCTTGACCGAGTCGATACGGAATGAACGCCAACCACCGGCATCGATATCCCATACGGACTGGACGTTATCATTCAACTGCCTTGTGTTCTTTGGAACCTGTCCATCATATTCAGAAAGCATCTGAGGTTCTACTTGTGGAACATATAGATCGGAAAGAGTAGCCCGCATCGTGCGTTCCGTTCCGTCGGTCTTTTCGAAAACAACCGTTACGACTCCGTTCTGTAGTTGTTCCTTTAAGGCGTATTTATCAATCATCATCTTACTCCATACGACTGTTAGGTAATTCATAGTAATCATCAGCGGCCCGTCGGATTAGGTCATCGGACTCACCGTAGTATTCCGGGTCCATAATTGCGAGTAAAAGTCCTTCATAATCTTCCGTTGTCAAGGTATTCTTTGCCTTATCTAAGTATTCCCTACGGGTTATTCTTGTATCGATAGCAACGGATGTTGCACCAATACGCATATCAGGTGTAATGGTAGGAAACGGAAGTATATTAGACATGATTATTCCTTAGTAAGTTAGTAGCAAATCATACAACTCATTATAACCGCCAATATACTTCTTGTCAAGTGTTATTATAGGAAAAGTTTTAACACCTGGGAACCATTCAAGGATTTCATCCCTTGAGAAATCCTTATCTAATTTATATTCCTCAAATTCTATAGATTTCATTTCTAAAAGGTTTTTTGCCTTATCACAATAAGGGCAATTGTCTTTCGAGTATATTTCTATTTTCATCTAAAAGGTCTCCCTGTTACCCAACCAACCAAACTATGTCTTGTACCTTTAGTCGTTGGTTTTACTCTATGTAGGACATATGATGGAAATGTTATCAACGTTCCCTGCTCTCTTGGTACGGTAAATGGTTCACCACCCAAACATAACTGCAACTCTCCACCTTCATATTCATCCGGGTCTGTTAGTTGAACGACCATGCTAAGTTTGCGAACATTACCTTGTAATAGTTTATCGGTGTGATCGGAGTAGTGGCCGCATGGAGCATTATACTCTGTGAATTGTAGGTCTTCCTGAAATCCGAGAATGTCGAAGTCAAAGTAATCTGTATTCACATTCACTAATGTTTGCAAGATTTTTGGAAAGAACCAGTCGAACTTTGTATTATCATAATTAATAAAATGTATTTTACTGTCTCGTATTTCTTCTTTGAGGTCGGAAGTTTTGACAGGACCTTTTTTAACCTCAACCTCAGCATCATAGAGAGAAAGTTGTTTTGCATCTCTTACAAGAACATCACATTCCTGTTTTGTTAGAAATTCTTTGGTTACAACAAAGTTTTCAACATAGTCATACTTACAGTGTGCTGGAATTTGATCTTCAAGTTCTTTCATAATAAATCCTTAAAATAGGTGTTGTGCTAATACCATACAAGATAACCAAGTCCACATGGTATTGAAACCTACGAGAGTTGGCAAGAGTTTTTTATTGGACGCCCAAATGAGAGTAAGGGAAGTAAACAGGGTTAGGAAATATAACCACCAAATCTGTATGTGGAAGATAAGACCAGGAATAATAATAATGGCCTTTGCTACCCATGAAACAAACTCAACGGTGTTATAGTCGGTCCAATATTCTTTTGTGAACCACATACCATAACATTCTTTGATTTTGGTAAATGTTATATGCTTATAAACGATTAATATAAGAAAAATCCAGGTTCCTGTTGCAAACAAAACTTGTTGCGTTGTCATAATATACTCACTTTTTAATATGGTTCTTCCTAACTCGGCACATTACCCAGTCGTTATAGTATTTCTCGGAAATAACCGCGTCAACGGCAAAGATGTGTTTGGTTTCATAGTAAGTCATTTCACCTTTAGTCTTACACAGGTGGATAATTTCACGGGTAAATTTATTCTCGTTAAAAAGACTTACATGTTCGGTGAGAGTTTTATTGGATCCGTAGTATTCTTTCCAATCGGACTCAACCTTTATTCTTTTCTTCTTACCTTTGACTTGCTTGGTCTTAGAAAAGTAAAAGTTCTTCTTGCCGATGTATTTCATACCGTTGGCCTGATTGGTAATGAGATAAACAAAACCAATCATGCCTTCGGGGATTTCTGTGAGGGGTTCTCTGTTGTATAACCATGTCATACAACTATATAGTTAGTCTTTTTTAAAGCCTAGTTTTTCCCATATAATGAGAAATGGACATACGCCTGTGATTGCGGCAAGTGTTAGAGCAATCGGTGGAATCCATAAAACCCAACTTATGTTATTCCAACCTGTTAGTGAATCACCTGTAGCAACAACCGCTGCTACTGATAAAAATGTCATACGTTGTGCGGAAATTTTATCTCTAATACTCATCATCTTCCTCTATAATCTCGGGTGGGTATTTTTCATTCCAAACTTCATCAAAGGCCTTATCATTTTCTAAACATTCATCAAGGTTTTTCGCCTCAAAGTCCTCAAAAACTTCTAGCAAAACTTCATAAACGATCTTTCTATCATCATATGAAACATCGCTATCAACCAGTTTCTCAATAATCTGGTCTAGTATTTGTGAACCTGTGGTTTTCATTTTTCTTCCTTTTTACTAAGTAAAGATAAGTAATCTTGTGTTGATCGCAACAACATTCTATATCCAAATGTTGATAAGAAAAAAACATTTCTATACCAGGTATGTATCACACCTCTTGATAGAATATCAGGATCACATTCTTTCTTCTTCTTTCTCTTCTTATGTATAAGTTCTTTGTTTTCTATCATCTCCTCAAAGAAGTTTATTTTATTTTGTATAAGGACAATACCTTCTTTTATCTTTGGATCGGTTGGCATTAATTTTTGATGCCGTTTTAATACCTTTAATGATTTTCTGGTGGAGTTTAGTTGCTCCACCAAGATATGATCTAATTCCTCAGTTGACGATACGGATGGTTGTTCCTTCTCGGTCATTCTTTACAATCCCATAAAGAGTTGCTGCATGACCGGGACTAAGCCGAACACAACCATGAGATGCAGGACGCCCCAAATTGCCAGTATGTGGAGTAGCATGGATAGCATAACCGCCACTAAAAAAGATGGAGTGAGGCATCGGCGCATTGTCATATTTCCTT